AAAGGACTAAAAGGTTTAAATCAAGTTATGGATAAGCCTTCATACAGTGAAGGTGACGGAACAAAGGCACGTTGGGCAAAGCTAGAAGATGCAGAGAGCGTAAAGGTTCGCTTCTTGCAGGAACTAGATCCAGACTCACCAACATACAACGAAAAGGCTGGTCTTGGATTTATTGCTGTAGAGCACACAAATCCAAAAGATTATCGCCGTAAGGGTCTTTGCACAATGGAAGACCAAGGCAAGTGCTACGGATGCGAGCAACACCGTAAAGATTACAAGGCGGGATGGAAGGGTCGTTCACGACTTTACATTAATGTTCTTGTTGACGATGGCAAGGAAGATCCATACGTGGCTATTCTTTCTCAGGGGTCAAGCGGTAAAACAATTACCCCAACACTAATTGAATATGCTGGCGAAATGGGAAGCATCACTAATCTGATGTGGCGTGTTAAGCGTTCTGGAACAAAGACAGATACAAGTTACACAATCATTCCTTTAGCAAAAGATGAGGCTGCTTTTGATGCTTCATCACTAGAACTGTTTGAGCTTGAAACAGCAGCAGTTCGTGACATGCCTTATACAGAACAAGAAGCTTTCTTTGCTGGCGAAAGTACTCATGCAGATGAGCCTTCAGCAACTAGCAGCAACTTAGACTGGTAAAAAATTAAATAGCAGGGGCAGTCTATTGACTGCCCCTGTATTATTTAGTAGAATGACAACATGATCTCATACGAAATACCAGATCCTTTTGATACTTTTGTGGCGCACAAGTATAAAGACTACAAGGGAATGCTATATGATTTCTTTGCAAAAGAATGGCATTTAAAGGCAGCTTGTTGTGGCGAAGATTTATATGCACCAAATAAAAAAACAATGACAAAGATTAGACTTTATCATACTAGAAACGAATGCATGGGCGGATATTAATGAGTTTTACACACCTACATGTTCATTCATATTATTCATTAATGGATGGACTAAATTCACCTAAAGAATTATGCCAAGAAGCGTTAGATGCTGGGCAAACTGCGATTGCAATTACAGACCATGGTACTCTCTCTTCACACAGAGATATGCAAATTGCCGCAAAGGAAACTGGCATTAAGCCAATTCTTGGTGTTGAGGCGTACATTTCTCCAACAGATAGGTTTGATAGATCCTCTAAAACGGATAAGTCTATTCAGGCCTACAACCATATTATTTTGCTAGCGAAAAATAAAAAGGGGTTGGAGAATATAAATATTCTGCAAGAGCTTGCTTGGAACGAAGGCTTTTATCATAAGCCACGTATTGATAGAGAGGTTTTAAAAGAATATGCGGAAGGTATTATTGTCCTTAGCGGATGCCTTAATGGTCTTATTAGTAAGTGCATCGAAAAAGGCGAATTGGGAGAAGCAAGGCTTATACTCAAAGACTTTAAGCAAACTTTTCAAGAAGATTTTTATGTGGAGGTTCAATCTCATAATCCGCCAGAAATAAATGCTGCTCTTCTTGATCTTGCTGACGAGCTTAAAATTAAGGCGGTGGCAACTGGAGATGCTCATTTTGCTAAAGAAGAAGATAGAATCCTAGAAGAAGCATTACTCATTCTATCAACATCTCCAAAGGCTGATAAAGATATGGACTTCGATATGTCCAGAAATATGAAAGATATGTTAGATAGATTTAACTATCTTTATCCTGACCGTAGAATCTCATTCCAGGATATGAATTTGTTTATTCAAAGCCGTTCCGAGATAGAGGCAGACTTTAATAAATCTGGGATTAATCGAACAGACATCTATGAAAATACAATGGAAATTGCAGATAAGGTTGGAGACTATGACTTCTATCAGGGCCTAGACCTCCTGCCAGTCCCAAAGACAGATGCCGATGAAAGACTAAGGGAGCTGGCTGAAAAGGGCTTACAGAGGCTTCAGAAGGCTTCAGACCCTATTTATATGGACAGGCTTAACGAAGAACTTGGGATTATTGCCAAGAAGAATTTTGCTTCGTACTTTCTTGTTGTTGGGGATATGATTAATTGGGCTAAAGAAAATAACATTATGGTTGGTCCAGGTCGTGGCTCTGCCGCTGGATCTTTAGTTTGTTATACATTAGGGATTACTGATGTTGACCCAATTAAATATGACCTATTGTTCTTTAGATTTATTAATGAAGAGCGCAATGACTTTCCAGATATTGATACAGACTTTGAAGACCGCCGTCGCAAAGAAGTTAAAGATTATTTAAAGAAGAAGTTTAAGCACGTTGCCTCTATCTCTACTTATACATACTTTAAAGACAAAGGTGTAGTTAGAGACGCTTCTCGTGTTTTCATGGTTCCTCTTCAAGAAGTTAACCGTGCACTAAAGTCAGTAGATACTTTTGAGGACTTTATTGATTCCCCTAATACAAAAGAATTTAGAATGCGCTACCCAGAAGTTGTTTGGCTTGCTGATAGACTTCGTGGAAGAATCAGATCAGTTGGTGTACACGCCGCTGGCGTAGTTGTTGCAAAGGATGATCTAAGAAAGTTTGCACCAGTTGAATCTCGTGAAGACTCTCAAGATAAAGTATCAGGAAGAATTCCAGTCGTCGCATACGATATGGATACGGTTGCAGATATAGGTCTTATTAAGCTAGATGCACTAGGTCTTAAGACTTTATCTGTGATCTCTGATACATTGAAGTCGATTAAAGATAGGCACGGCAAGACAATTAATCTTTCCGAAATGACTATGGATGACGCCAATGTTTACAAGATGTTGAACGATGGGTATACAAAGGGTGTATTCCAAGCAGAAGCAACTCCTTACACAAACCTTTTGATTAAGATGGGTATAGATAAGTTTGAAGATCTTGCTGCTTCTAATGCACTTGTGCGCCCTGGCGCAATGAATACAGTGGGTGCAGCCTACATTAGTCGCAAGAATGGCAACGAAGCTGTGGACTACATGCACACAATTATGAAGCCTTTTACCGAGAATACATATGGTGTTATTATATATCAAGAGCAAGTTATGCAGGCATGCGTACACTTGGGCGGTATGACTTGGGCAGAGGCTGATAAGGTCCGCAAGATTATTGGAAAGAAAAAGGATGCAAAAGAGTTTGACCAGTTCAAAGATAAGTTTATTGCTGGGGCTTCAGAACACATTACTAAGAAAAAAGCCGAAGCGCTATGGCATGATTTTGAAGCGCATGCTGGTTATTCTTTTAACCGTTCCCATGCTGTTGCTTACTCTATGCTTAGTTATTATACTGCTTGGCTTAAGTTTTATTATCCGCTTGAGTTCATGTTTTCAATTCTTAAAAATGAAAATGATAAAGACGCAAGAACAGAATATTTAATTGAGTCAAAAAGACTTGGGCTAAAAGTACTACTACCTCATATCAATGAGTCCCAGGTTTATTTTTCTTTACAAGATAATGCAATTAGATTTGGATTGGCTGAAGTAAAGTTTATTTCAGACAGTATTGCAAACAAGATAATAGAAAGAAGACCGTTCAGTGACTATGCTGACTTTATTGATAAGGCATCGAAAAAGGGTTCTGGCATTAATAGCCGTGCTATTGCTGCTCTTAACTCCATCGGCGGTGCTGCGTTTACTGATAACAAAAGGCAAGGAAATGAAAAAGACAATTACTATGAATACTTAGGTATTCCAACATTTAATCTTGAAGGAATTCCTCCAAGGATTAAAGCTCAGGCAAGACCAATTGAAGAGTTTGACGATCTTGGTTCATTTGTAATGTTTGGAATGGTTAAGTCCATCAAGCGTGGAAATGGGTGGGCTAGAGTTGAGCTAGTTGATGAGACTGGTTCTGTTGGCTTATTCCATACTGAGCAAACACAAATTGAAACAGGACAGATGTATTTTATTCTAGTTGGAGACAACAGAATAGCTAGGTATATAAAGGTGTCCGATATAAGCCCAGACTCTAGTGACCTATTTGTTGATTATCTGTACAGAAAAACGTATGATCTTGAAGAAGACGAGTACATTGTGGTAAACTTTACACCTTACACAACCAAGGCTGGGAAGCAAATGAGCCACATCGTCTTATCGGACAGAGACAAAAAGTTAACAAGAGCTATTGCTTTCCCAGCGATGTATAAAATGACTTTAGCAAAAATGCGAGAAGGAATGAAATGTAAAGTGACGTTAGCTAAACTAGATGACGGAACATTAAATATCAAGGAGATAAAATGACAGAAGACATTAAAGTAAGTACAGCAGAAGATGTATTTGGCGCACTTAGTGTACCAAAGATTTTGATTGCTGCCCTAGAAACACTTGGCACAATCACTGTGTCAACAGACTTATTTATGAATGCAGCAACGGATGACCAAGAGCTTAAAGTTGATTATAATTCAGATGATCAAACATTTACATTTACACTAAAAGGAAAAGATGAATCAGGGACAGATAACGACCAGCTCATTACAGACTTCGAGTAAAGATCTAGAGCTTGTAACTGATTATGGACTAGACGTCCTGTCAGCATTATTGCATGAGACAGCAATTGAAAAAGGTTTTTGGGATAAGCCAAAAAACTTTGATGTGTTTGGAAATAAGTTGGCTTTAATACACTCGGAAGTAACTGAAGTTCTTGAAGCTATTAGAAAGAATAAAGGCTCTGAAGAAATTGTAGAAGAGATGGTCGACATCTTAATTAGAACTCTTGACCTATATGCATCAATGCGTAACGGTGGATTTGTAGAACATAGTCTAGATGAAGTTTTATTTAAAAAAATGGAAATTAATAAAGAAAGACCAAGGCTTCACGGCAATTTATTTTAATGATATAATTGTATAAAAGAAAGAGAATAAATGACTATAGCGATAGACGATATCCTAGCGGCACTAGATCCAAAAACAAGAGCAAGAGTTAAAGCAGCACAAGATGTAAAAGTAGAAAAGCAAAAGACACCAAGCATTGGCCTAAACATGGCATTAAAGGGAGGTCTTGGCTACGGAAGACAGGTTCTTGTTTGGGGAAATAAATCCGCAGGAAAGTCTTCATTCTGTTTACAGATGATTGCGCTTGCTCAAAAAGAAGGCAAGACTTGTGCATGGATTGACGCCGAAGCATCATACGATCAGGCTTGGGCTGAGATGCTTGGAGTAGATTCCTCTTCTCTTATCTATTCACCAGCTAAAACAGTTAATGATATGGTTGATGTTGCTACAAAGCTAATGGATGCTGGTGTTGATATTATTGTAGTAGATTCTATATCTGCCCTACTGCCAGCCATTTATTTTGAAAAAGATGGTAATGAAATGAAAGATTTGCAAGACACAAAGCAAATCGGCGCTGAAGCAAAGGATATGACTCACGCAGTCAAGATGTTAAACTATGCAAACAAGAACACACTATTGGTACTCATCTCACAACAAAGAAATCAGTTTGGATCTATGCATGCCTCCCACATACCGACAGGAGGAATGGCAGTCAAGTTCTTCTCTTCCACCGTCATTAAGCTTTGGTCTTCTGAGGCTGAAGCTAATGCTATCAAAGCAGGCGTTAAGGTTGGCGACAAGATTATTGAACAAAGAGTTGGCAGACCAGTCAATTGGATTATTGATTACAACAAGCTCGGCCCCCCTAACTTATCTGGACAATACGATTTCTACTACCAAGGAGAATCTCTAGGAGTTGATCTTGTTGGAGAGACTCTGGATGTCGCAGAAATGGTTGGCGCTATAGAAAAGGGCGGCGCTTGGTACACTATAAATGGAGAAAGATTACAGGGTCGTGCAAAAGCTGTCACATACTTAAAAGATAATCCAAAGGTTGTTGATCAGCTAATTAAGGACATTGATGCCAAATCTTAATGAATTTTTAAAAAATATTAATGTTGAAGAAAATATTCTTGATGAAAATATTCAAATAATAAAACAGATGAGGCCTTGCTCAAAGTGTGATTTATATGTTGAGTCATATGAATTCAACACAAATTCCATGGAGATGTACTGGAAATGTAAGGATGGGCATGAGACAAGGTATAGTGTTGGCTGATGTCAGAAAGATCAGAAGTCAAAAGGGATGGGGCTAAGGCTCAAAAAAACAGTGGGCGTGGAGATTATCAAAAGGGTGACGCTCAATGGAAACAGTTCCTTGTTGATTATAAAGAAGCAGGATCATCATTCACTTTAAATAAAGACATCTGGGCAAAGATATGCACAGATACATTTAAAGTAAATAGAGATATGTACCCAGCGTTAAAAATTATTATAGGTAAAGACTCCAAGGTTCGACTTGGAATTATCGAGTGGGCAGTTCTTGAAGATCTGATTCAGTTTTGGGAGAACAACCAGTGACTATGTTTTTATTTGGATTAATGGTAGGATTTATTATTGGGTATCCAGTCGGACTATTCATTGACAAGTGGGATAAGAGGATTAAAAATGGCGGAAGATAAGAACACACTTCAATTAATTAGTGATATAACAGAGTTCAATGATCTGCACGAATATATGCAAGATGAGCACCTAGACAAAGCATTGGCTATTGTTGTAAAGCTATTGATGACACCAGATGTTCCATCAGCAAAAGCCCCTATTCTTATTATGGAACTTCAAGCAATGTCCACCAAGTTTGCCGTAATGTCTTCTGTGTATTCAACCATTGCTAAGGATAAAGCGGGAACCGTAAATAACAATAAAAAGAACGTTTATTATTCAGTAAAGGAGTCCATAGACAAACTTGTAGATGCACTCAAGTATGTCGTTAGGTACAACTCATAAATGGCTAGAGATATTGTAAAAAACCTTAAGTTTAAGAAACATACTGGAAAGTTCTTTGACCCAGAAAAGTTTGCGTCATTGCTTGACGAGTCATATCGTAATACCAAAAGAGCAGACGGACAGATGACAAAGAAGTCATTTAGCCCAAGCTCACTTGGATATGGGCACGGAACATGCCCTAGATATTGGTATATGGCTTTTTCTGGTGCAGTATTTATTGATGATAACGATGCTGTAGCGGTTGCCAATATGGCACAAGGAACCCAGGCTCACGAAAGACTTCAAAAGCTTATTGCTACAATGCCAGAATGGAAAGCGGAAGAAGAGGAGATAATTAATGATTATCCCCCCATCAGAGGTTTTATAGATCTAATCATGGAGTACGATGGCGAGACTGTAATTGGTGAAATCAAAACGGCGAAGCAAGAAGTTTGGGACACCAGGCAGTCAGAAATGAAGTCGTCAGCAAACCATATGCTTCAGCTATTAACCTATATGAAATTAAAGAATGCTAAAGAAGGATTCTTTCTGTATGAAAACAAAAACACCCAAGAGATATTAATTATTCCTATTTCAATGAATGATAAGAATAAAGCAATAATCGAAGAGGCATTTTCTTGGATGGAGCAAGTCTGGGATAACTTTCAAAATGGAGACCTACCAGTAAGGCCATCAGGATCAACTAAGTCAAAGATGCCCTGTACTTATTGCCCAGTTAAAAAGGAATGCTATGACAAGTCTGGTCCAGTGGGCACAGTAGAAATAGATTTATATAAGGTTCCTAAGATATGATTTGTGCTAATACGGAATGCGCTAAAGATTTTATTGGGAAAACCCATAATCAAAAATATTGTACAGATGAGTGTTGCAGGGTTGCAACAAATAAAAGAATCATGGAAAAGTATTATGAAAAAAAAGCTATCAAAAAAGGTGCAGTCAGGTTATGTAAAACATGTAAATCTCAGCTTAGCAGATACAACTCAGATGAAGTTTGCTCTTCCTGTTTAAAGAAATCAAATTCTAAATCAAAGAAATTATTACAAGGAATAGTAGATGAAATTAGCTAGCCTCATAAAGACAAAAGCAAATAGGGTTTTAGGGATAGATGCCTCAACCAACTCTATAGCCTTTTGTTTAATGGAAGACGATATTCCCCTAAAGTGGGGAAAGATAAATCTTGTTGGCGAAGATATATATGAAAAAATTTATGATGCAAAAAACAAAATGGCAATGATGCTAGATGAATTAAAGAGTGATTATATTGCCGTAGAGGGTGCAATACTTGTCAGATCACCAGATGCTGTGATAAAATTGTCTTATGTCTATGGAGTTGTTATTGCTGAGCTTATGTCTACTGGTGCTAAGGTTATTACTATTAGCCCATCCTCGTGGCAGGCGTACATTGGCAACAAAAATCCTACGAAAGATGAGAAGTCTGCAATAAGGTTGGCTAATCCAGGTTATGCTGAGTCTTGGTATAAAAATCAGTTAAGAAATATGAGAAAGCAAAGAACTGCTGATTACTTTAATAAAAAATACGGTTTAGAAATTATAGATTTTGATGTTGCAGATAGCTTTGGAATTGCACACTATAGCAACCAGGTGCTTACTAAGCGATGAAACTTTATCAAAGCAAAGATTGGCTATACAGAAGATACATAGTTCAAAAGAAAACAGTTACAGAAATAGGTAAAGAGTGCGGGGTCTCTGCTATGACTATACAGAGATATTTACAAGAGTTTGGATTGTTGAGAAAAAAATGAGTGAGTACCCAAATAAAGATGGCGGATACCAGGCTTGGATAACAGACCTTCAGTTGATTGCAACAGATGCTCCTTCTGGACATAAAATCATTAGAGAGTGTTTAGAGATTTCAGAGATGCTCATAAAGAAGAATATATCATATGGCAACTCTGCGCTTGATCCAATTCGTATATTTTCCAAGGCGGATTCAACAGAACAAATTCGTGTTCGTATTGATGATAAATTAAATAGAATTCAAAATGATAAAGCGTTTCCTGGCGATAATGATATTGATGATTTAATAGGATATTTAATTCTTCTTAAAATAGCCAATAAGTCCTAGTCAACTAAAACATGGTATAATTTAATTATGAATGAAATAGAGCCAGCGGTTCACTTTGACCGTATGAACAAGGTTGTAGAAGAGCTTTTAAAAGGTAATTCAGCAACTCAAATAGCTACACTTACAGGATTTTCCCGCAAAGAAGTTTTAGAGTATGTAGATGAATGGAAGTCTGTCGTGCATAACGATAGCAATATCCGTGATCGTGCTCGTGAAGCAATATCTGGCGCAGACCAGCATTATGCAATGCTAATAAAAGAAGCCTGGAAAACAGTAGAGGATGCCGATACGCAAGGAGCGCTTGCAGTAAAATCTGGCTCTTTAAAGCTAATAGCCGATATAGAGACTAAAAGAATAGCCATGCTTCAGTCTGTAGGTGTTTTAGAAAATACTCAAATAGCTTCTCAAATTGCAGAGACAGAACGCAAGCAGGAAATATTAGTTGGAATATTAAAAGAAGTGACTGCATCTTGTCCTAAATGTAAAATGGATGTTGCAAAAAGGCTCTCTCAAATTACTGGCATAGTTGAAGCAGTAATAATTGAGGATGCTGATGTCGTTTGATTTTTCAGATTTAATTGACATTTTAGATGGCGAAGAGTTCGAAGAAAAGCCAGTAGACCTTCGTACATTTGTCAACGACCCAAACTATCTAGGGCTCCCACCACTTTCAGATTATCAATACACTTTAATTGAAAAAAGCTCACAGATATATAAAGAAGCAACATTAAAAAAATTATTTGGAGACGAAGAAGGATCTATTAGATTTAAGCAAACTGCAAATGAAGTTGTAGCACAGCTTGGAAAAGGTTCTGGAAAAGACTACTGCTCAACAATTGCAGTTGCTTATATAGTGTATTTACTATTGTGTTTAAAAGACCCAGCAACATATTATGGCAAGCCGCCAGGAGATTCAATTGATATTATTAACATTGCTATTAACTCACAGCAAGCAAGCAATGTCTTTTTTAAAGGCTTTAGAAGCCGCATAGACAAATCCCCATGGTTCATTGGTAAATACTATGCCAAGGCATCAGAAATTCAGTTTAACAAGGCTATAACAGTGCATTCAGGGCACTCAGAGAGAGAGGCCTGGGAAGGCTACAACGTTTTAGTTGTAATCTTGGATGAAATTTCTGGCTTTGCAATTGACAATACAACTGGCCACGATCAAGCAAAAACAGGTAGTGCAGTTTATGATATGTACAGAGCATCAGTAGATTCCCGTTTTCCAGATTTTGGTAAAGTTATTCTTTTATCATTCCCTAGATTTAAGAATGATTACATACAGCAAAGATATGATGCGGTTGTAGGAGAAAAAGAAACTGTAATTAGGGACCACAAGTTTAAGATGTACGAGGAGCTCCCAGACGGTACAGAGGGAAATGAGTTTGAGATACAATGGGAAGAAGACCATATCATATCTTATAAAATACCTAAAGTATATGCAATTAAGCGCCCAACTTGGGAGATTAACCCAGTTAGAAAAATTGACGATTTCAAAACAGCATTCTATACAAACCCGACAGATGCGCTTTCAAGATTTGCGTGTATGCCACCAGATGCAGTAGATGCATTTTTTAAATCTAGAGAAAAAGTAGAGAAAGCTTTTAACGTCGGATCGATTGCAGTCGATAACTTCGGAAGACTTGAAGAATGGTTTCTGCCAGACCCAGATAAAAAATATTATATACATGTAGACTTAGCACAAAAGCACGACCATTGTGCTGTAACAATGGCGCATGTTAATAAATGGGTTAATGTAAAGGTGACTGACACCTATTCACAGCCAGCTCCAATAGTAGAAGTTGATGCTGTAAGATACTGGACTCCAACCCCAGACAAATCAGTTGACTTTACAGAAGTTAAAGACTACATCCTTTCTCTTAAAACTAGAGGCTTTAACATAGCAATATGCACCTTTGACAGATGGAACTCTCATGACATGATGCAACAACTAAAACAATATGGTATCAATACAGAGATTCTGTCTGTCGCTAAAAAACATTACGATGATATGGCAATGATTGTAGCGGAAGAAAGGCTTATTGGTCCACATATACCCCTTCTTATAGATGAGCTTTGTCAGCTTAGAATTATGAGAGATAAGGTGGACCACCCAAGAAAAGGATCTAAAGACTTGGCGGACGCTACATGTGGAGCAATATTTAATTCAATAAGCAGAACAAGGTTTGATAATAATCAAGAAATAAATATACATACATACGAATCAATGAACTATGACAATGACTTTGGGGCCAAAGATGACCCAGACACAACATCTTATAACATGATTAGGGCCCCGAGAATGCCTGAAGGTTTGAGAGAAGCAATGGACAGGATGCAAATACTATGAGCGAATATCAAGAGATGGCAAGGCAGTGTAAGTGTTGCACAAAGCATGTGCCTTTGCCAACCGTAATGAAGACATACAATGGGCTAATCGTATGCCCAACAACACTACAAAATATAATAGAGTACAACAGGCTGTGGGAGACTTTCGGATCAAGACCCATGGGCAGTATTAGAAAACATTTCTCCGAGTACGTACAGCAAATTGTAGAAAATCAATATTTAAATAAGGAAGGTATTAATGGAAATACTTGAACCATTTTTAGGACTCCGCATATATAAAAATGCCATGCCTAACCCTAAAGATATACCAAAAAGACTTGAAGAGTTGCTATCAGTTAACCCAACTGAAATATTTAAATGGAATGATGTAGCCGTTTCGTTTCGAAAAAAAGATCACAGCGTTAGAAATTGTGTAGACCATAAGGTAAATAAATTAAGCTTTAAGCTAATGCCTGAAGATAAAAAAGATTTAGAGATTGTATGGCAAGAGACAAAAGATGCAATAGTAGTATGTTTAAATGAATACATGGAACAGTTTGTAAATACACCGCCATTAAACTATATGGAATCAATTAATTTTATAAAATATGAACCTGGCGCTTATTTTAAATCACATGTAGACCACGGACCATCTTACTCTTCTGTAGTTTCTTGTGTTGTATATTTTAATGATGATTTTGAGGGCGGAGAGTTATCCTTCCCATATTTTGATAACTATACATATAGGCCAGAAGCTGGTGATATATTATTTTTTCCATCTAATATCATGTATCTTCATGAAGCAAAAAGTGTAATTTCTGGCACAAAGTATTCTGCAGTTACAATGTTTGATTTTAATGATATAAACCATAGATTGCAAACTGGTGAAAGAACCCCAGCAGTAAAAAACTATTGACAAATCTAATTTATATTATATACTTAACAAACTAGCGACAGTAGCTTAGTTGGTTAAAGCCCCGAACTCATAATTCGGTAATCGTAGGTTCGAGTCCTACCTGTCGCACAATCCCTTCGTAGCTCAGAGGATAGAGCGAGGCTCTTCTAAGGCCTGCGTCGCACGTTCGAATCGTGCCGAGGGGGCGCCGCCCCCCTAGCCCAGCGGTAGAGGCAGTGGACTTAAAATCCATACAGCACTGGTTCGAATCCAGTGGGGGGCACAAAGCTTCTATAGCTCAGCTGGTAGAGCAGCAGACTTTTAATCTGCGGGTCGTTGGTTCGAAACCAACTGGAGGCACTAAATGGTATACTAATACTTTAATACCAAATATACAATAGGAGAAGCAAAATGGCAGCAGAACAGGGTACGGCAGCAAGATTAGTAGAGGTAGCACTAGCAGAAGTTGGCACTATCGAAGGTCCAAAAGAAAATGAAACAAAGTATGGTAAGTTTACAAAATCAAACTTTCAACCATGGTGCGGAAGTTTCTGTATGTGGGTGGCAGATCAGGCTGGCGTAAAGATTCCTAACACGGTTTACACACCAGCGGGAGCACAGGCATTTATTAAAGCAGGTGCATGGCAGATGGCAGAAGTAGCAACACCAGAAGTAGGAGATATTGCCTATTTTGATTTCCCATCAGATGGCGTCGATAGAATTTCTCATGTAGGAATTGTTGTCGCAGTCAATACTGACGGAACAGTAGATGTTGTAGAAGGAAATACATCTTCAGATAAGAAGGGCGATCAAAGAAATGGTGGAGAGTGTTGCCTTAAGAATCGTGCTTACAAAAAGAAGAACGGATCAAAGCTTCGCAGAAGCCAAATCGTAGGAATTGTTGGATTTGGAAGACCATCATTTGGCAAGCCAGTAGTTAAAAAAACAGCAGCTCCAGCAAAGAAATCTGTAGTCAAGAAGACTAAGTAATGTACGAGTACTACGTTAGAAAAGTAGAAGGTATAGTCGATGGGGATACAATTGATGTCCTCATCGACCTAGGCTTTGACATACTATTTGCATCAAGAGTAAGACTTGCTGGTATAGACACTCCAGAATCAAGAACTAAAGATTTGGCTGAAAAAAAGCTAGGACTTGAAGCAAAAGAGTATTTAAAATATAAACTAAAGGACGCTAAATCCGTTAAGATTAAAACAGAAAAAATGGATTCTTCTGAAAAATATGGAAGAATCCTAGGCTGGATATTTATTGATGACCAGACAACTTCAATTAATGAGCAGATGATTTCAGATGGTTATGCCTGGGGATATCTTGGAGATGCTAAGGTCAAGGACTTTGAAGCACTTGCTAAAGCAAGAGCAAAGTCTAAAAAATAACTTGCAATCTTAGTTATCTAAATGCTATAATAGATTAGTACCTGCCAAAAGGGGGTACTAATTTAACTCGCTTAAAAGGAGCACAAAATGGTAACACAGTTCGCCATGGATCTTTTCAAAGATCCATTTTTTATTGGTTTCAACCGAGAGTTGGAACGATTCAATAGTCTTAGTAAGGTAAATAATACAGCATTTCCGCCGTATGATTTATTGAAGTTAGACGAAGACAACTATCAGCTATCGCTGGCAGTTGCTGGATTTACAAGAGACGATTTAACTGTATCAATTGAAGACGGAAGTCTTTGGATTACAGGTGAAATTACAGAAGTAACAGATGCAGAGGTTGTCCACAAGGGAATTGCTGCACGTAAGTTCACAAGAATCTTTGAACTAAGTGAATACATGGAAGTTTCAAATGTAGAGCTAAAAGACGGAATGCTACACATTCTTGTTGTTAGAAATCTACCAAAAGAAAAACAACCTAAAATTCTAAAAATTAAATAATGTTGAGACCTGAGTATGTCCTAAAACTGCTCACTACATAATTGGAGTACAGTGGGATATATTAATGAGGATCGTGGTCTTGATGGAAGAAATCATGATACAGCTGTCCTGACTGCGGAGTTTACAATAGGTCTTGCTATAGCTTCATACAGAGGTATACCAATGTATTTAGAAAATCAACGTAATCATAAATGGATATTTAGCCAGCAACAAAGCCTAGATGGCAAAATGATAGCTGTAATAGGTAATGGCCATATAGGCAAAAGAATTCAGGCAATTAAATCATTTGCCCCAAGAGCGCAAGTAACTAATTTTTCAAGAACTGGTAGCGAGGGCTCATTAATTATAGATAAGTTCTTCACAATGCTAGAAAGATTTGATATAATTATAGTATTAGCAGAGCTAAATGATTCAACTAGAAACATGTTTAACAAAGACGTGTTCTCAAGAATGAAAGATGGATCTTTGTTTATTAATATGAGTAAGGGTCCTATCGTTAATACAATGGACTTAGTAGAAGAGTTACATAAAAATAGAATATTTGCTGCAATTGATCAGGTTGATCCAGACCCACTTCCAGCAGACCACCCTTTATGGGATTGTCCGAATCTCATACTAACACCACACGTAGCGAGTAATGCAAAATAATGCCAGTATACGAATACAAATGTTCATATGACGAAGCTCATGCTTCAATGTCCATACACAGATCAATCAAAGATGACGATCCAGGTTACACTTGTGTAGAGTGTGAATCAGAAATGATAAGATTCTTCACGCCATTTGGCATACAGTTTAAGGGTAATGGCTTTTATAAAACAGATAATCCTAAGTAGTTTAAACTAACATTCTGCTATAATTAACAGGTAAGCAAAAATATTGCATTACCTGGGGGTTCCTTAGTTGACTAAAAAGTTAAGAATATTTACAGCCTTCCTACTCTCATTGGGTTGGCTTTTTGCTGGTCCCTCCCAAGCTTCTGCGGCTGAAGGCTTAACTGCTCAAGTCTATAATGTACTAGGACAAAATGGCTCTCCCTACATACCCCAGGGAGCCTCTCCAGTCATC